ATCCAGAAACATTTGAATTGTACTGGATTGACATGTCCAAGGTTGCTCGAGTTATTGTCAATGAAAGTGAAGGCAAAAAGCCTGAACAATATGTTATTAGGGATATAAACCCTAACTTTCAGAATTTGACCATGGCAGCAAAAACCACAACTGATTACCAGTCAAATCCGCCCAGCTCAGGATATGTTGCGCCATTTAACTACACTGCACCAAATTCAGGCGCAGGCGGATCAGGTGGCTCGGGACAAAGTCGATTTGCCGCAGCAATGAACGAAGCAGTACTTGATGCTAAACACATTGTGCACCTTAGTTTGAGCGAAGGCCTGGACTTTTATTGGCCTTTTGGACAAAGTGTACTGGAAACAATTTATCGGGTGTTCAAGCAAAAAGAATTGCTAGAAGATGCTGTGCTTATCTATCGTGTGAGTCGAGCACCAGAACGTAGAGTATTTAAAATTGACGTGGGCAACATGCCAAGCCACATGGCCATGGCCTTTGTTGAACGAGTGAAAAATGAAATACATCAACGCAGGATTCCCAGCCACAACGGTGGTGGTGCTCACACCATGGACAGCAGTTACAATCCATTGAGCATTAACGAAGATTACTTTTTCCCTCAAACAGCTGATGGCCGCGGATCGTCAGTTGACACACTACCTGGTGGGTCAAACCTGGGAGAAATTGACGATTTAAAATATTTCAATAATAAAATGTGTCGTGGATTGCGTGTGCCCAGTAGTTACTTGCCTACTGGCCCGGACGACAGTGATCGACCAATGAATGATGGTCGTGTGGGCACAGCACTGATACAGGAATATCGTTTCAATCAGTATTGTGAACGCCTACAGCGTTTGATTATACAAAAGCTAGACGATGAATTCAAGATGTTCATGCGCTGGAGAGGATTTAACATTGATTCTGGATTGTTTGCAATCAGCTTCAATCCCCCGCAAAACTTTGCCAGCTATCGTGAAGCAGAATTAGACAAAGATCGAGTTGGCACATTTACCCAACTTGAAGCATACCCTTATTTGAGCAAAAGATTTTTGCTCAAACGATATCTTGGATTGACTGAAGAAGAGATCCGTGAAAACGAAGAACTCTGGCAGGAAGAAAGATCTGATCCTGAAGCACCTCCGCCAACTGGTCAAGATTTACGTAGTGTGGGTGTAACTCCTGCAGATCTTGAGTCAGATCTTGCAACTGGTGAAGAGTTAGGCAATTTAGATGCTGGACCAGAGGGTGCAGTACCTGGGGCTGATGCTGGTGTTGGACAACAACCAGCGGCTGGTGCAGCACCTGGCGGAAGTGCACCATCTGTATAAATATCATATATGATACTATTAGAACTCTATCAACGATCGCCTGAAGCTTATCAAGATGTTGCACAAGATAACAGTCAGCCACGACTTGGTGATTTGCGCAAGACAAAACTAACTTTACGACAAATTAACAAATTGCGCAGACTAAATGATGTTCGTAAATATGAATTCAAAGAGAGAGTTAAAAAAGTAAAGCAACAGTACTCTCCAGTAGCTGAACCAACAGCGTAACATGAAAATCAGTGCTCGACACTGATTTTTCATGAAAAAAACACCGATAACCATATATATTTCTAGAATGGTAGTAAATATCTTACTGAGCCATTACCTTTGGAGGAATACAATGAACAAATTTGAACAACTGATCGAATACGTGATCAATGACGAGACTGCTAAAGCTCGTGAACTTTTCCATGACATCGTCGTAGAAAAAAGTCGTACCATCTACGAAGAGATGATGAACGATGAAGAACTTGACGAGTCAGCAGAAGACGAAGAAATTGACGAAGAAATTGAAGAAGGCCTAGGCGGCGACCAAGCAGGTGACCTAATTGACGATGTTGAAGTCGAAGAAGAAGGTATCAGCATGGAAGGCGAAGGCGATGAAGAAGATCATCACGCCGATGTTGGTGGCGAAGAAGAATTAGAAGACCGTGTGGTTGATCTTGAAGACAAACTAGATGAACTAATGGCCGAATTTGAATCCCTAATGGGTGACGGAGATGGCCAAGACATGGACATGGCCATGGACGCTGAACCAGGCGACGAAGTTGCTGACGAATTTGCTGACGAAATGGACGGCGAAGAAGTTGAAGACGACGAGTTTGAAACAGAAGGCATGTTTAACGAAAACGTTGATCTAAAAGCTGTGCCTAAGCCAACACCTGGTGATCACGGTGCTAACAATAAAAGCGTAGTAGCTTCCAACAGCGGAGCACGTGGTGCAATGGCTAAGCCAGTAACAACAACTGGCGCTGAAGCTACAGGACGACCAGCTCCTACTGCTAAAGATGCAATTGGTAAAGTTGGTAACACTCCAGCTCAAAGCACTCAAAAGCCAACTCCAGCCACCAAGCCTAGCTTGGGACAAGCAGCTGGTGTGAATAACAAATCTGTTATTCAATAAGGACACGGGTAAATGGCTCTTTACCTCCGAGAAAATCTAACCTTTGACGCCGCCCGCATGATTGTGGAAGGCGTTGAAGGCAAAGATCTCTACATGAAAGGTATCTGCATTCAAGGCGGAGTTAAAAACGCCAACGAACGTGTGTACCCAGTCAACGAAATTGAGCGTGCAGTTGGCACACTTAATGAACAGATTTCAGGTGGATATTCGGTACTGGGCGAAGTTGATCACCCAGATGATCTAAAAGTAAATCTAGACCGCGTGAGCCATATGATCACAGAAATGTGGATGGATGGTCCTAACGGATACGGCAAATTAAAAATTCTTCCCACCCCAATGGGCCAGCTGGTTAAAACTATGCTGGAATCCGGTGTGAAGTTAGGAGTTTCAAGTCGCGGTAGCGGAAACGTTAACGAGGCAAACGGACATGTCAGTGACTTTGAAATTGTCACTGTGGATGTGGTTGCCCAACCCAGTGCACCAAATGCATACCCTAAAGCCATCTATGAAGGCTTGATGAATATGCGTCATGGACATCGAGTGCTAGATCTAGCACGAGACGCTGGCAAAGACAACAAAGTACAGAGATACTTGAAGGGCGAGATTTCTCGACTCATCAAGGATCTCAAGATTTAGGAGAAATCGATGCTAGATGCAATCAAACCATTGCTCGATAGTGGCCTGATCAACGAGGATGTTAGTCAAGAACTCAATGAAGCTTGGGAATCAAAACTAATAGAAGCTCGTGAACAAGTCCGCGCAGAACTCCGCGAAGAGTTTGCGCAACGCTATGAGCATGACAAAACTGTTATGGTGGAAGCCCTAGATCGCATGGTTACAGAAAGTCTCTCTGCGGAGATTCAAGCAGTGGCAGCTGAAAAGCAGTCATTGGCTGAAGACCGCGTCAAGTTCCAAAGCAAAATGAAAGAATCAGCCACAAAGTTTAACGACTTCATGGTTACTAAGTTAGCTGAGGAAATTGGTGAACTACGCAAGGATCGTAAAACTCACAACGAAAGCTTGGAAAAGCTAGAGAAGTTTGTGGTACGAGCACTTGCAGAAGAGATTTCGGAATTCGCCCAAGACAAGCGTGACTTAGTGGAAACTAAAGTACGTTTGGTAAGCGAAGCCCGTAACAAACTTGAAAATCTCAAGGCACGATTCGTAAAAGAAAGTGCTAGCAAGATGAGCAAGGCTGTTGCCCTGCATCTCAAGCAAGAGCTTAATCAACTGCATGAAGATATCAAAATTGCTCGTGAGAACAATTTTGGTCGACGTATTTTTGAAGCATACGCTGCTGAATTCAGTCATACTCACCTCAATGAGAATGCCGAAGTGCGTAAGCTAAAAACTATATTGTCGCAAAAAGACAAGCAGCTAAGTGAAGCCACCCAGATTGTACATAGAGCCAAAACTCTAGTAGAATCTAAAGAGTCGGAGATTCGCGTAATTAAGGAATCCAATCAACGTGCAAACGTCATGGAAGAATTACTTGCCCCTCTTAACAAAGAGAAGCAAGATATTATGAAGAATCTCTTAGAAAGCGTACAGACAGCTCGTCTAAAAGGCGCTTATGAAAAATATCTACCAGCAGTACTCGCAGATACTTCACCGAAAGCCCGTAAAGCAATCAACGAAAATGTGCGAGAAGTAACTGGTGATAAAACCATGCCTACAATGCAAAATGATGATCGCAGCAATGTGATTGACATCAAGCGTTTGGCTGGTTTGTAATAGTAATATAAGGAGACTTAAATGTCACAAGAACTATTAGAAAGCCGTTGGGACGAGACCAAGGAAGCCCTCCTGGAAGGCCTTAAAGGTAACCGTCGCAACTCAATGAACGTGATTCTCGAGAATACACGTAAGTACTTGAAGGAAAACGCTTCCGCAGGTTCAACCGTTTCTGGTAACATCGCTACACTAAACCGTGTGATTCTTCCAGTTATTCGACGTGTTATGCCAACTGTTATCGCTAACGAAATCGTTGGTGTTCAGCCCATGACAGGTCCTGTGGGTCAAATTCACACTCTACGTGTGCGTTATGCATCTACAATGACTGACCAGACCGCAGCAGGTACTTCTGTTGTAGCTGGTGAAGAAGCATTGTCACCATTCAAGATCGCTGTTGCATACTCTGCAGGCGCTCGCGGTGCTGATAACGCTGCCACTACACAGACAGCCGCACAAGGCTACTCTGGTGCATCAACTGCTACTCTTGAAGGTAACGGCGGTCGTCAGATCAGCGTTCAAATCTTGAAGCAAGCTGTTGAAGCCAAGACTCGCAAGTTGCAAGCACGTTGGACATTTGAAGCTGCTCAAGACGCACAAGCCATGCACGGTATTGACGTTGAAGCAGAAATCATGGCAGCTTTGGCACAAGAAATTACTGCTGAAATTGACCAAGAGATCCTATTGAGCTTGCGCTCATTGGCTCAAACTGAGTTCACATACAACCAAGCTACTGTATCTGGTACTGCTACATTCGTTGGTGACGAACACGCTGCTCTAGCTGTTTTAATCAACCGTGTTGCTAACTTGATCGCTCAGCGTACACGTCGTGGCGCTGGTAACTGGGCTGTTGTATCTCCAGCTAGTTTGACTGTTCTACAGTCTGCTACAACTTCTGCTTTTGCTCGCACTACAGAAGGCACATTCGAAGCTCCTACAAACACAAAGTTTGTGGGTACATTGAACGGCGCTATGCGTGTGTTCGTTGACTCTTATGCATCTGACAGCACTCCTGTGCTAGTTGGTTACAAAGGTTCTTCAGAGGCTGATGCAGCGGCATTCTATTGCCCATACATTCCTCTAATGAGCTCTGGTGTTGTTCTGGATCCAAGCACATTTGAACCAGTCGTGTCATTCATGACACGTTATGGTTACATTGAACTAACTAACACTGCATCATCTTTCGGTAATGCTGGTGACTACGTTGGTGAGATTGCTGTTTCCAACTTGTCTTTCTCCTAATCAGAGATTGTACTCAAATCAAAAAAGCACCTCCGGGTGCTTTTTTGTTGGCTAAATATCGGCATGGAACATGAAGATATCAAAAGTTGGAAAATACGTGTACTAGACTCTAAGAGTCCTAGTTTTTGTGGCGCAAAATGGCTCAACTCAACCATATGGTTGCGTCCCGGACGCACGTCTAGTTGTCACCACAAC